AGCACAAATCAAACAAAAGTTTGGCGGATCGTCAAACGCGGGTAGGTTTATTATCAGTTGGAATGATGGCAAGGAATCGGCTGCGGATATTACCCCCGTTCAATTGAGTGATGCCCACAACCAATATCAATTCCTTTCCCAAGAATCCATGCAGAAAATCATGGTGGCGCATCGTATCGTATCGCCATTACTTTTGGGTATTAAGGACAACACGGGTTTTGGTAGTAACGCAGACGAATTAAAATCAGCGTCAATCTTGTTTGACAATGTTGTTATCCGTCCTTTCCAAAGATTGATTATTGATGCAGTCACCAAGGTGTTGAACTTTAACGGCTACAATTTGAATCTTTATTTCAAGACCTTACAACCTTTGGAATTCACCGATTTGAGTGGGAATGTCATTGATGATGAAACGCGCGAAGAAGAAACGGGCGTATCCTTGGCAAGTCAAAAAAAAAAGATTGATTTAGCGGACATGACCATCCAAGACGAAAAATCTTGGATAGAACATTTGAAAGACAAGGGGGAAATAATTAACACCGATGAATGGGAACTTATTGATGTTCAAGAAGTTACAGACGCGGATGAAGAATTAAGATTTAACTTGGCGTATGACAACCCCAATAAAAAAAGTGATGACGATAAAGGGGTTTACAAAATCCGATACCGTTACGGTCCTGATTTCATTTCCAACAATTCAAGGGAGTTTTGCTCTACAATGGTTCAAGAAGCCAAAAGCGGAGTGATATTTCGTAGGGAAGATATTATCCAAATGGGTGATGCGGGTGTGAACGGACAATTCGCCCCAAGCGGTCAAAGTTCGTATTCAATTTGGAAGTACAAAGGCGGTGTAAATTGTCACCACAGATGGGAACGATTGACATTCAGACGCAAACAAGTCAAAGGGAAGTTTTTACCAAAACAACCAAATGAGGTTGGCGAAAGTAGGGATTTAGATAATTACAACGAAGTATCAAACAAAAGCGCAGACAATGCGGGTGTGCCATTCTCACCAAGTGGGTGGAATACCGCCAAGACACGCCCCATTGATATGCCAAACAAAGGATCATTAAAGAATAAATAAGATGTACGCAAACGATGACATATTACTGGTTGACAAAGAACTAATCTTCAAATACACTCAATTGGGTGGTAATGTGGATGTGGACAAAATTTATCCCTTTGTTAAAATCAGTCAAGACATACAAGTTCAAGAACTTTTGGGAACGAAGTTGTATCGGTACATTTTAACCCAGGTTGAAAACGGGACATTGACGGGCAACTACCAAACTTTGGTTTCGCACTATGTTCAACCCATGTTGATTCATTACGCCATGGCTGATTTGTTGTTGTTTCATGGCTATGAGGTAAGCAATGCGGGTATTTTGAGGAATTCACCCGAAAACACAACCTTGCCAGATAAAAGTGAAATTGATACATTGGTTCAACGCCAAAGAAACATCGCGGAAACTTATCGTAGACGGGTTGTTGATTATTTGAGTTACTACCCACAATTATTTTCGCAGTACACCGAGGACCAACAAGCGGGAGAATACCCAAATACAAATCCGTCAAACTATGTTTCATGGAATCTGTAAAGAAAACATACAAACCAAAGGATGAAAAGGTCAAGAAATTGACCACCTACATGACGCAGTTAAAAACCACCAATAAGGTGAAGTGCGATTTGTTTGTCAAAGGTGGTAAATTATTAACACTTATCATGTTGTTGACGGGGTGTTCGGCGCAGTGGCATTTAGAAAAAGCCATCAAAAAGAACCCCGCCATGGCACAAATAAGTGTGTATGGCATTGATACCGTGTTTGTGCGTGATTCTGTGACCATTACAGACACTTTTACAACAAAAACGATTGATACCCTCACAATTGAAAAGGATGGCGTTAAAACGATTGTATATCGAAATCACGATGTGATAAGAGTTAAGACAATTGTTAAGGCAGACACCATCCGTTACACCAAGACCATTCAGTTACCACCACAGATTCAGTATAAAGAAAGAATCAGTGTACCCCAAAAAATTGGTGTGGCGATTGGATCGGTGTTATTTTTACTTTTACTTTTTGCATTGATAAGAAAATGAGCAATTGGAACAACCCTAATAACAACACACAGAATGGGTGGAAAACCCCATCAAGGTCATCCCCGCAAGGTGGTGGAACACGGGCGTGTTTGTGCAAGGACAAAAACACATACTCCAAAAAGTGTTGTGATGGCACTTTGTGGGCGCAAGGCATTGGGCAAATAACACGAAACCCTCAATTTACAAATGTCAAATGGGAAGATGTAAAAATGCAATGGGTTGATTTAACAGAAGAAACTTGGAATAATTTATAAAACATGGGAAATACATTAACGGGATTAACACCCGCAACGACTTATGATGCCTTAATTAAAGTGGGCGATAATAGCCCAGTAGATGGCACATTAAAACAATTATCTGATGGATTGGGAAATGATATTCCAATTTCAGTATCAACATCAAGTATAAATTTAACAGGCACGGCAACCGTTGGTGGTGTGGCGATTGCTAATACAACACAATTAGCCGCAAAACAAGATACATTGGTATCGGGAACGAATATCAAGACCATCAATGGAACAAGTGTTTTGGGGTCGGGTAACATTACAACCCCAAATGTATCGGGTGTTGCGGGTGCTATTCAGTTTAGCAATGGAAGTGCTTTTGCAAGTGATGCCACAAACTTTTTTTGGGATGATACCAATAAAAGGTTGGGTGTTGGTACGAATGCGCCGACTTCTTCGTTACACAACACGGGAGTTTCAAGGTTTCTTTCAGTCATTATTGGTCAAGCCGCACCTACTGCAATAAGTAGTACGGCGCAAGATGTTGCAATTAATCTCTCAAATGGTTCGGTTGGAATTGGAGGTTTCACAACTTTTACACCATCCGCCCGTGTTCACATAAAAGGCAGTGGCTCAACATCCGCCACTACATCGCTGTTGGTGCAGAATAGTGGGGCTACTACAACTTTCTCTGTTAACGATGCAGGGGAATTGTCTTTGCCGTCTACTGCACCCAAAATTACCCTTGGAGGAAATTTAACTATTGCAAATACAGTTTCGCCTACAAGGCAAATGGTTTACGATGTTAGTAATGGTAATTTAAGTATTTATTCTGGTGGTGTTGGACAAGGTTATTTTATTGGAAATAGACTGACAACTTCAACCTCAAGTACAACTTTCGTTACACCAAATGCTCTTAACGCTGAAGGATCTTCATCTATTACTGCTTATGATTCAAATGGCAATATGGCTTTAAATGCGGCAAACAACGGAAACAGGAGTATTGCACTAAAAGGATTAGGATCATCTGGTGCTGTATTAATTGGCAACATAACTACAGGAAACGGAACTTCTTATAGTGCAATTTTACGAGCCGACAGCACTACGCAAGGTTTCCTACCTCCCCGAATGACAACAACCCAAAAGAACGCCATCGCATCACCCGCCGCGGGATTGGTTGTTTATGATTCCACAACTAACAAACTATGTTGCTACAATGGTAGCACTTGGAACGATTTATTCTAATTTTGTAAATATATGAAAGCAATTCAAATCAATACAAGCGTAAACCTTACAAGCGGTTTATCAATCCCATCGGGTTCAGTAGTAGTAATCGCAGAAGGTTACGCAGATGTAAAAAGTCAAAAAGACGGAATCATCCCAGCCCAAATCGCAACCTTTGTTTTTGCAAGTGTTGGGGCATTGGCAGAAGGCAAAGCACCCATCCAAGGCATTGAAGATTTTAACACCACTTTTTCAAACCTTGAATTATCAGTGGTAGCGTACGAAACAATCCCCGCAGAATCATTGTTGGTGAATGCCGTGTACGATGCCTTGGTATCCATTTATGGCGCGGAGAATGTGGAACAAATAACCATCTAATCGTTTTATTAAGACATGGCAGCAATTAAAAAACCCAATGCCCTACCCGTGTCGTTTGACCAATTTCGCAAAAACCCAATTGCTGCCGTTGCTTTTTGTATGCTTTTGGCCGTTTCTTATCTTTACTTTGACCTTCGTTCGGGCTATAAAGAACAGATTGAAAAGGCAAACCAAAAGATAGAAGCGTTGGATGTTAAGATTGACAAACTCACATACGCCCTTAAAAAGTCCGATTCGTGTTTGGCTGCAACGATGACCGAAATTCGCATCATGCAAACAATGAAAAAACTATGAAAAACCTTTTAATCGTATTTAGTGCATTGTTTATCACTGGTTATGTGTTCACAATTGCCCACGCTAAACAAAGCCCACAGATTGACGAAATAGACGCGTTGCTTAACAAGGTATCAAAAAACATTCAAAGTGCGGGAGAAGCCACCAAAATGGCTCAAACGATGAACGCGGAGATGGTTGAATCAAAGGTTGCGGAAAAAGAAGCGTTGAAAGCGGATGTTGCCAAGGCACAAGCCAAGGCGGAAAAGTATGCAAAGACCATGATGTTTATGGGAATTGATACGGCAGACATGGACACGATAAGTTTGAACAATATGCTAAAACTAAACGGATTGTAATGGCAACCAAAAGCAACACCACAACATTTCGTGTAAAGCCCAAGAAGAAGTTGGGCAGACATACGAAGCACATCAATAAACACAAATCAAAAAAGCCCAGTGTGGGACAAGGATAATGGACAAATTCAAATCAAATGTAACGGGCATTGTAGCCATCCTAATTTTGGCATTGAGTTATGCCATTCTATTTTCAATTATCTTTTGGGATTTCCCAACGGATCAAAAGGACATTTATTTTACCATTGCGGGTGGGGTTACATCCATCGTTACTATGGTAGTATCATTCTATTTTGGCGCATCAAAGAAACAAGATGAAAATTAAACAAGTACCATTCAGAGCATACAATCGTGAAGCGGTTAAAAAGACCCAGGTGTATTTACACCACACGGCGGGAAACGGAAGCGGTGAACAAACCTTTGCATATTGGGAAAAGGTTGCCAACAAGGTTGCAACTTGTGTTGCCATCTCAACTGATGGCACAATCGTACAAGGGTTTGGAAGTGAGTATTGGGCGTACCATTTAGGGCTTGGCACAAAGCATTTCATGGGGCATGGTTGCCCGTACCTACCTTTGGATAGAACATCCATTGGTATTGAGGTTTGCAATTGGGGGCCAATCACCAAAAAAGGCACAAAGTTTTACAACTATGTGGGTGGAGAAATACCCGCAGACCAAGTGACGGAACTTCCAACGGCCTACAAAGGATACAAGTTATGGCATAAGTACACAGACGAACAGATTCAATCGGTGAAGGACTTGTTGATTCTGTGGAATGAAAAGTACGGCATCGATTTAACCTACAATGAGGATATTTGGGTAGTAACCAAGCGTGCATTGAAGAACGAATCAGGTGTATTCACCCACAATTCAGTTCGTGCGGACAAAGCGGATGTGTATCCTTGCCCCCGTTTGATTGAAATGTTGAAGTCACTCACAAAGGAAAAGTAACCATTTACAAAGAAAGGGAGTAAAATCCCTTTTTTTATTTGTGTATATGTTTGGAATTTCAAATACCAAATGTATATTTGCATCATGAACATGACACTTAACATTTACGAATGCGTTTATCGCACAGAAAGCGGAAAAGAATTGTACACCAAAACATGGTATGCACCAACCTACGAACACGCCTTTCGCATGGCTGAAATTTATCGCACAGTCACTTTACACGATGCATTTGATTTTATATTAAAACGCATTTAATTTGGAATTGCAAATACTTTAACCTATTTTTGAAAAGACAAATAACATGGATATCATTTACTTAATCATCGGAACACCCATTGCATTTGCCATTGGTTATTCATGGCACTGCATCAAACGCAACAACAAGCGTTTTGAGAACACACAAGAAGCAACCCCATACCAGTTTGAAAAGGATGAATACATCCCCGAATTCAATGAGTTCACTCAAATGTTGGTTCAACGCAGAATGTACA